GCACAGGTTGGCATCGCACAGGTTGGCTCTCGATCCGCTCTCACGCATTGAGGTAATCCACACTTTGTGTTCTTCAAGAATCTTCGATAAATCTGCTGAATTCATGTTGTTATTCCTTAAATTTTGGCAATAAAAAATGCCGCATTGCGACCTGATTAGATGAGAGGCTTGCTGTTCAGCTTTATGCGCTGTACTGCGTGGATTTTGTTACCGAGCGGGTTAGCATCGTGGTAGTAAATGCGGTTCTTCTTGCGCTCTATTTCCTGCTGCTTAACTTTGTTTCCTGCACGTGAAACTGCTTTTGTTACCCTGTCAACACGCTGCGTCTTAACCTCTTGAGAAGCATCAGGAGCATCGCAGCCAAAAATTGAATCGATGATATTGCAGATGGTGTCGCGCTCCATTGCGAGCTTCCTGCGCCGCTCATGACGGCGAGTTTTAGCATTGCCCGCAAACGTTGACTTCCCATAGGTGATAACCGTCATGATGTATTCCTCATGTGAAATGGCTTTGGTACTGGCGCCGGGACCTGTTTCAATTCCCGGATTTCAAGTCGCTTCTCAGTCCGGCCCGATCGGTACAGCTAGAGGCCTAAGCTCCACCACACGCCAGTCCAAACCCATCTCGTTTGGTATCTGCTCGCGCTTTGTCAGCGCATCATCGAAGTTAAAGAGCGTTGCCTGTCCGTTTGGCTACCAGCGTCCTGCTGATGGCTAAACAATAGCATTGAGTATTATCCGTATCAATACGTTTTGCTATTAATTAATGGTTTTTGTTATTATGTTGTTGATAGCAAAATGAATTTATTTTTATAAATCCTCTATGCCATACTGTTCTGAACAAAAAACGAGCGAGGAATCTGTGTGAAAAACGAGGAACTGGCGCAGTTGCGCTATCAGGAAATGTGCAGGATTGTCGGTGATGTCGTTTTTGCTATGGTTGCGGAGGGGCATGAGACCAAAAGAGTAGCTATAGCTGACGTTATTCGTACGGAGATAGCGAAAGGTCTGGATAAGTGGGATGACGACCAGTTGCAGTGCATGAAACTTGCTGTGAAGCTACTGGAAGAGTAGGTATCTGGGTGGTGACAAAGTGGCGGGCAAATGGATGAAATAGCGATGCGTTGGCATAATTATCAATGAGTTACGTTGGCGGGCGAATGGTTGATGTAGGGAACGGCAGGAAAAGAAAACCCGGCACTGTGGCCGGGCGTGATCGCTTACTCATCTTCATCTAGCAACTCAAATTGAGTCCCGGGCGATGGAAAGGCTCTTTTGAATGCTCTGTCAAACTCAGCTTTATTTCTTGAGCTTGAAAGGATGCCAACTACCTGCCAAAGGTGCGCCCTAAACATCGGAACACCGATGCTATCGGTTAGGAACTGAAACATCTTATATCTTCTACCGCCATTCGCATAAACGACAGGGTTTTTTTCATCTAGCATCTCAAGGATGGCGCCTTTACTTGATGCTAATGGCTCGTAGATATACTTCCTCGTAAACTTACCGAAAAACTGAGGGTGCCGACCTGCTTTTTTCTGCGTAAGTCCGTAAAGTCGATAAAGGCCATCCGTGAACTGCTTCGGAAATTCCTTCTCATATTCTCTGACCTGCTCTTTGATGAACTCTTGAAAGAGAATTCGATATTCATCTTGTCTCTTTTCATCGATATGCCCAGTAGCTTCGTCTACCAGCGCTACAATACCAACCTCTGCAAGACCGCGCATGATAATGTCTGCCTGAACAGAAATAGGTATCTGAGATGACTGAAGGGCATCACCCTGATCTCTCATCTTCAAATAAACATTGCATATCTTTGGGAGCAAAGATGCTTCAATGCCGTAAGCTGGCGCCGCTCCTTTATTTATTTTGAAAAGACGGCGCCGGGATAGACCTTCGGATAATTCATTATTAATGAATGGCTTAATGTTTTTAGCTGACAAGAAAACAGGAAGATAGGCGCCATCTGGATTCTCTTTCATCCTCTTCCAGTGGGAGCCTCCACGCTTCCCGCCGAAGGCTTTAGTGATAGCTCTCTCTGACAGAACCCTTGTCCCATCCTCAAGCACGGCGCATTGTATCTTTAAGTCTCCAATGACAATGTCGCCAGATCTTTTGGCAATTTCCACCTCACCATCGCCACCCCACCTAGCCGCTGCGGCTTTTCTTGCAATAGCCGACCTTTCTTCTGCAGAAAGAGCATTAGCCCTTGCCACACCACCTTTGGACTTTCCCGTTGGTTCTTTGCTTTCTTTATCAGACATTATGCAAGCACTCTTTGTTGTGAAATGTGCTTGCATAATATCAAGTATATAAATTAACAAGCAAGCATATATTCTATCTTGAGTGCTTGCATTTTTTGTAAAAAGGCCGCATTTCTGCGACCTGTTTCACACAACCACTATCCCCCAAACATCCATTCAGTCCATCATCACCCAAATATCTCATCAGGCCATTGGCTGGCTAACCGTGCTTCCTATAGGTCTGCGGCATGCTTCCAATTACCTTTCCAAAGACAAAAACCCTATTCATTTCATCTCTTTCAATTGGGTCCCAAGCTGAATAACTCTTATTATCAGATATGACCAATAGTTTATCTTTCATCTTCTGGAGCCGCTTAACATGTGCAGTATCGTCATAGAGGAAGGCGTATATCCCATCCCCATCGAAGTTTTTGATGCTTACGTCTACAAACAACAGATCTCCTGGTTCAATAGTTCCTGACATGCTATCCCCGCGCACATTTATGATGCGGATATTTTCAGCCTTTCTACCATCGAACATGTGTCTGGCATCGTCCTGCGAATACTCAACTGAGCGGAGTATTTCCACGAATTCTCGATTGATAACGCCAGGACCCGCGCTAACTTCAAGATCTAGGATATCGATTTTAAATGTGTTTGAAGATGGAGATGCGTTTATCGGAGTAGTTCCATCTTTTTTCATAGGACCAATTCCGGTAGACAACCATTCCGAATTAACACCTAACGCGTTTGCTATTTCAACAATCTTTGTTGACCCACGAGCGTTTCCACTTGTCAAACGCCAGATCGTTGGCTGAGCAACGCCTGACGCTTTAGCAAGAGCACCTTGAGACATACCAGCCAGTTCCATTGCCTTGTTGAGACGGTCAGAGAGAGTTTCTTTTTTCATAATATTCAATTTATACGCTTGCGTATTAATGGTCAAAACACGTTTTGCTATTGCTTTGGTTAATACTCATTGCTATTATTTGTTGTGTGTTATACGAAAGAGAATAAGCAATGACTAACAAAGCAATACAAAAAGCTGTTGCCATTGCAGGAAGCCAGCAAAAACTCGCCTCTTTGTGTGGAGTTAAGCAGCCAACTGTATGGCGTTGGTTACATGGTGGCGGCATTGACGCTAAGTATGTGGCAGCAATCGTAAAAGCTACAGGAGGAAGAATTAAAGCCAGAGAACTTCGTCCTGATTTAGCCGACTTACTGGCAGCAAGTTAAGTATCAACGCTCTTTACCAATCTGAACCGCCGACAACGCGGTAAATCTATTAAACGGATTTGCGTGTATTTGCGAATCCAACTCTATCTAATTTCTAAGGAATATTTTGAATGAACGTAGTTGCAACTAAAAGCAAGAAGGCGGCTCGCATTGAGTCCACTTTACTCAACAAGTTAGCCATGATGGGTCAGAAGACATTCGCTAAAGCTATGGGTGTTCCTGAATACCAGGTAAGCCGATGGAAGAACGGTTTCTTCTCTCAGGTCAGCATGATGCTTGCGGTTCTGGAGTATGGAATCGAAGACGAGGAAATGGCAGAGCTCACCAGGCGGCTTGCTACCTACCTGACAAAAGAAAAAGCCCCGAAGAACGGCGAATTCTTCGAGGCCTGATGTAGAAAGACTGGATCAATCCACAGGAGTAATTATGCCAAAACAACTCAGTCCTTACCAGGACAAAATTCACAAACACATACTACGTGATCGCTTCCTGTCCAGCTTCAAGCAGCCTGGTCGATTCCGGGCTGAGTTGGAAAAGGTGAAGCTGATGCAGAAGGAGAAAGGTCATGAGTAACGACTTCTTTGGTTTGCCTGAGATAACAGGTTCTAACTATATCGCTGATCATTACCGTGAAGAAGGTTGGATTTATGTCCTCTCTAATCCTTCCCTTCAGGGAATGCTGAAAATCGGAATGACAACGATTAGCCCTGAAGTCAGGGCGTCTGAATTATCACGGTCAACCTCCATACCAAAGCCTTTTGTAATTGAGGCTTCATTTTTTTCAAAAAATCCCGCTTCGGATGAAAAATATATCCATGAGCTACTGAGTGACAAGAGAGTCAATGATCGTCGAGAGTTCTTTTATTGTTCAGTAGAGGACGCCTTATCAGTAATACAGGAAGAGATTGGGCTTACCTGCGCCACTGAAACCATGGATTCCATCCCAATCAACTATGAAGTTGCCTCAATGGATTCGGCGATAGAAATCAATGCCGAGTCAATTCTGGAAGAGCTAAACATTTCTCACTTTGGTGAGCCAAGTTCGTGTCTTTTAGCGCTAGTGAAACTTGGTGCCGCACTGGTGAAAGACAAAAACAGAAATCATCTTCAATCACTGCTGATAAAGGGTGGAGAACTCCATTGCCTTGAGTGCAGGAAAGACGCGTAAGGGTAATAATCATGAGCATGAATTTGATGGCAAAAGCCATGAGTATTAAGGTTGGAAACCCTCTCAGGAAATTAGTTCTCATTAAGCTAGCAGACAACGCCAACGATAACGGAGAATGCTGGCCGTCTTATCAGCATATTGCTGACCACTGCGAATGCAGTAAAAGCGCCGTAAAAGAACATATATCTGCGTTAATAAAACTCGGACTAATGACCAAGGAAAATAGGGTTGGGGTTAACAACGGAAAAGGTAATACCTCCAACGTTTATCGCCTGCATTTAACAAGCACCCCTGTGCCGCCAGAAAGCACACCCCCTGTGCCGCCAAAAAGCACAGGTGGGTCGCCAAAAAGCACCCCTGTGCCGCCAGAAAGCACACCCCCTGTGCCGCCTGCTGGCACCAGAACCAGTCACTCTTTTGAACCAGTCAAAGAACCTTTGGATAACAAGAAAAAATTATCTTCGATGCCGGAAGGATTTTCACCGTCAGCATCCCATCAGAAGATGGCGGAAGAATACGGGATATCCTTGCAGGAAGAGTTTGATAAATTCACCGATCACCACATCAGTAAGGGTAGTAAATTTATTGACTGGAATCGCGCTCTGAATACCTGGCTCCGAAATGCTAATGGATTTCAAAAATCACGTCCTTCTAACTCTTTCTCCAAACCATCATCCGCAATCACCGTATCGAAAACTGGCTACGTGTTTTTCGACAGGTGAACCATGAAATCAAAAATCAAATCGCTACTGGTCGCTGCTTATAACCACGGCTGGTTAAGTATTTCGTTTGTCGATTTCTGGTTTAAAAATCTCAATCTGAGGGAATTATGACACCGAGTGAACTCAGCGACCTGCTTTGGGCGCAGGTTGACAGGGTGGCTCCGTACCTGTTGCCAAACGGCAAGAAAGACGGGCATGAGTGGGTTGCCGGTAACGTCAACGGCGACAAGGGGAACAGCCTGAAGGTTAACCTTAGCGGCAAGAAAAAATGGGCTGATTTTGCTGAGGGAGACGGCGGTGACATGCTGGATTTGTGGATGGCCTGTCGGGGAATAAATCTGCATCAGGCTATGCAGGAAGCGAAGGCATTTCTCGGCATCAGGGAGGATGATCACCATTTCGACGCCAGACGTGAGAAGAAATTCTCCAGACCTGACCGCAAGAAAATCGCCCGTTACGTTACCAGAACAGAATCCCATCTTGAGTACCTGCAATCGCGTGGCATATCTCCAGAAGTCGTAAAGCGGTACGAGGTGGTCAGCGGCAAGGTGTGGAATGGAGTGCGAGAACTGGATGCTTTGGTGCTTCCGTACAAGCGCGATGGTGAGTTATTGCAGGTCAAGAGAATCAGCACCGAACGTCCGGACGGGAAGAAAGTCATCATGGCAGAAGGTGACTGTGAACCCTGTCTGTTCGGATGGCAGGCTCTCGATGCTGGCGTGAGGGCGGTTGTACTTTGCGAAGGCGAAATTGATTGCATGAGCTATGCGCAATACGGAATTCCGGCGCTATCTGTCCCGTTCGGTGGCGGGAAAGGCGCTAAACAACAGTGGATTGAGTTTGAATACCATAACCTCGACAGGTTTGAAGAAATATTTATTTCGATGGACGGTGATGATGTAGGTCGCGAAGCTGCAAGGGAAATCGCAAGCCGACTTGGTGAACATCGATGCCGTCTGGTTACACTGCCACACAAAGATATCAACGAATGCCTGATGAACGGCGTCACCGAGGATGAAATCTGGCAATACATCGGGACGGCGTCATATTTCGACCCCGAAGAGCTTTACAGCGCCCGTGAGTTTTATCAGGACACCATCAATGCTTTCTACGGCAAGCAGCAGTATCTGTTTAACCCACCGTGGGAAACGCTGGCTTACAACTTCCAGTTCCGTGAGGCGGAGTTAACTCTTGTCAATGGCGTGAACGGTCATGGAAAAACGGAGGTCGTCGGGCATATGGCACTTGAGGCCATGAGGCAGGGGGTAAAAACATGCGTCGCATCGCTTGAACTGAAGCCCGGGATTCTGCTTAAACGCCTGACCAGGCAGTCTACATGTTGCAAAATGCCGCCAGTTCTGGAAATCGAATCAGCATTTAAGTTTTACGATGACCGGCTATGGTTATTTGGCCTGACAGGTACAGCCAAGGCTGAACGCCTGATTGAAATTTTCACATACGCCAGACGGCGATACGGCATCCAGTTATTCATCATCGACAGCCTCATGAAGTGCGGTATTGGCGATGACGATTACAACGGGCAAAAGGCGTTTGTTGATGCGCTGTGCGACTTCAAGAATAAAACCAACTCTCACATTATCCTCGTCACTCACTCCAGAAAGGGAGACAGCGAGGAGAAACCTACCGGAAAGATGGACGTAAAAGGCTCAGGAGCGATTACAGACCTGACAGATAACCTGTTTATCATCTGGCGCAATAAAGCTCGCGAGAGAGCGTTACAGCGCGTTCAGGCTGGCGAGCAAATTAACGAGAAAGACCAGCAACTTCTTGCTGCGCCCGCATCTGTTTTAATGCTTGAGAAGCAGCGGAACGGGGAGGGGTGGGAAGGTGGCGTGCCGTTATTTCTTGACGAACAGTCTCACCAGTTCCTGCAAATGGAAGGTGCATCACCATACAACTACATAGCTAACATGCCGAAGTCGGAGTATGACGAAGTGTGGAGGCAGGAGAATGTTACGGAGTGCTAAATGACCATCTACATCACTGAGCTAATAACAGGCCTGCTGGTAATTGCAGGCCTTTTTATTTGGGGAGGGGGTAAGTGAAGGATTTATTAGTAACGCTAAATGTCGGTTTAAGCCTTCTTGGTTACGCCTACATTATGTTTAAAACAGGCCAGTGGATTATTACAAATGCACTTAAGCAGTGGGATAAGCGTAGAAAAGTGTCAGCAAAGCAGAAGGCGGTTGATGCGCTATATGAAGCATACGAACTGGATAAGGTAAGCGAAGGAGATACTGTAAAAGTGGCGACAAAAGAAGGTCTGGTAATCATGATTTGCAGACATGAAAAGACTAACACCCCAGCACGCTGATGGAGAGGAATAATGAGTACATTGGCTCAATTAATTAATGCCGACCTTGAAGAGTCAGGAGCACGGCATTATCGCTACTGGAAAGCCTCAAGACTTCCGATTAGAGAGCGATACAAGCGTAGGCCTAAACCAAAGAGCAGGCCGCGAGACAGGGTGCTTAAGCGCCTCATGCAGATAAACATGTCGCAGTTTACTAATTTCGCCTGGTTCAAGCGGTGATGGAGAGGAATATGGACGAATCAAGAAAGCAGTTTGAAAGCGTAATAGGCGGGAAATGCTGGTCTGTTCAGAAAACTGATAGCGGAAGTTATGTGCATGAAAGAGTTAATTTGATGTGGATGGCGTGGAGAGAGTCTCGCGCAGCTATCGAAATTGAGTTGCCAGCAATAAATGATATCTCCAGCGATGACTACCCCATTCCTGACCTGGTTGATTGGACTGATGGAAGAAACGCTGGTATTCAGGAATGCGCAGAAGCCATCCGCGCCGCTGGAATCAAAGTGAAGGAGTGAGTATGAGACTGAAGCTACCAGGCTGGCACATCTCGATATCGTGGCAGCCTAAAGTAAAGTGGGGATATTTCTCGTTTTGGTATGATGGGCCAATTAGAGCATTCTGGATAGGCCACATCGCAATAGAATGGTGGTGGCGATGAAACAAACCATCTTCCTTCGAAGTAAGCAGCAACAGCAGTCAGCAATAAACGCCATCCTCGCAATACCCCTAGACGAAAAGTCACCACACGAAGTCCACATCAAAGAGCCCAAGAGAACCAAAGCGCAGAACGACCGTTTATGGCCGATGCTGCATGACGTGTCTCAACAGGTGCTATGGCATGGAAATCGTTACGACGAGGCGGACTGGAAAGACATCTTCACCGCGCTATGGCTGAAGACGAAAAAGCAGAATCAGAGAAGTGCTCCGGGCATTGATGGCGGAGTCGTTATGTTTGGTGTGCGTACCAGCAAAATGCGAAAGGCCAGCATGACAGAACTTATCGAAATCATGTTCTGGTTCGGCTCAGAGCGCAACGTGCGGTGGAGTGATGACTCCCGGCGAGAGTATGAATGGTCACAACGAAAAGGGAAGGCTGCATGACTATCAAATCAAATACGCCAGCACACGACAAGGACTGCTGGCAAACGCCGCTTTGGCTTTTTGATGCACTGGATATTGAGTTTGGATTCTGGCTGGATTCGGCAGCGAGCGACAAAAACACTCTGTGCGCTCACTGGCTAACTGAGGCCGACGACGCGCTCAATTCTGAGTGGTTAAGCCACGGTGCAATCTGGAATAACCCACCGTACAGCAATATCAGGCCGTGGGTGGAAAAAGCCGCTGAGCAGTGCATACAACAGCGACAGACGGTAGTGATGCTTGTGCCAGAGGATATGTCAGTCGGATGGTTCAGCAAGGTTCTGGAGAGTGTCGACGAAGTTCGCATTATCACTGATGGACGGATTAATTTTATCGAACCATCGACAGGGCTGGAGAAGAAGGGAAACAGCAAAGGCTCCATGCTGCTGATTTGGCGACCGTTCATCAGTCCTCGACGGATGTTTACTACCGTATCCAAAGCGACATTGATGGCGATCGGGCAGGGCGTCAGGAGGGCGGCATGAGGCGACAGCGACGAAGTATCACCGACATAATCTGCGAAAACTGCAAATACCTTCCAACGAAACGCTCAAGAAATAAACGCAAGCCAATCCCAAAAGAATCTGACGTAAAAACCTTCAACTACACGGCTCACCTGTGGGATATCCGGTGGCTTAGAGAACGCGCGAGGAAAACAAGGTGATTGACCCAAATCGAAGTTACGAACAAGAAAGCGTCGAGCGGGCTTTAACGTGCGCTAACTGCGGTCAGAAGCTGCATGTGCTGGAAGTTCACGTGTGCTCCGATTGCTGCGCAGAACTGATGAGCGATCCGAATAGCTCAATGTACGAGGAAGAAGGCGATGAAAACACTTTCCCATCCCGGAAAAAGGATTAACGATTTAATCGAAGCCAATTACCAGTTAAGACGCCAGCTAGTCATAACAAATCGACACCTTTCGACAGTTCAGCATCGTTACGACATGGCTTTGAAAGAATTATCCATAAAAAATTACGATGTTTCAGCAATACCGCCAATTCCAATGACAAAGCAGGTCCTCGAATGGATAACAGAATACGGAGTTCCATGGGAGGTTTTGTATTGCCCTGAATGCAGGGAATGGTTTACCGAACTCGATAGCTCATTCCCATACCATATGGAATGTTGCAAATGCAAATGTGACGAAAAGGAAAATCACAATGGCTAACCTACGCAAAGAAGCACGCGGCAGAGAATGCCAGGTACGTATTTACGGCGTATGCAATGGTAATCCTGAAACTACAGTTCTGGCACATTACCGGATGGCTGGAATTTGCGGAACGGGAATGAAGCCTGACGACCTGATCGGCGCATGGGCTTGTAGCGCGTGTCACGATGAAATCGACCGACGCACCCATAATATCGACAACAAAGACGCCAGACTTTACCACCTCGAAGGCGTAATCAGGACGCAGGCGATACTGCTGAAGGAGGGAAAGATTAAGTCATGAACGAATATCAGTTTGTGCTTCCATACCCGCCGTCGGTGAACACCTACTGGCGAAGACGGGGAAGCCAATATTACATAAGCGATAAAGGCCAGAAATACCGAAAAGACGTTCAGCAAATCATCCGCCAACTCAAGTTAGACATTTTCACCAAATCACGACTCCGCATCAAAGTCATCGCAGACGTTCCAGACTCCCGCCGCCGCGACCTCGATAACATCCTGAAAGGTTTACTCGACTCCCTTATCCACGCCGGATTTGCGGAAGACGACGAGCAATTCGATGACATTCGCGTAATTCGTGGTGTGAAAGTACCCGGCGGACGGCTTGGAATAAAAATCACAGAACTGGAGAACGTATGAACGCCACAATTCAAACGATACCAGAGCTTCTTATCCAGACACGAGGCAATCAGACCGAAGTGGCGAGGATGCTTTCCTGTGCAAGAGGAACAGTGCTCAAGTACAACCGAGACAGTAAAGGCGAGCGTCATGTAATAGTTAACTGCGTCCTGATGGTCAAACAGGGCAAGAGGGGTAGGCCATGAGACTCGAAAGTGTAGCTAAATTTCATTCGCCAAAAAGCCCGATGATGAACGACTCACCACGGGCTACGGCTTCTGACTCTCTTTCCGGTACTGATGTGATGGCTGCTATGGGGATGGCGCAATCACAAGCCGGATTCGGAATGGCTGCATTCTGTGGTAAGCACGAACTCAGCCAGAACGACAAACAAAAGGCTATCAACTATCTGATGCAATTTGCACACAAGGTATCGGGGAAATACCGTGGTGTGGCAAAGCTCGAAGGAAATACTAAGGCAAAAGTACTGCAAGTGCTCGCAACATTCGCTTATGCGGATTATTGCCGTAGTGCCGCGACGCCGGGGGCAAGATGCAGAGATTGCCACGGTACAGGCCGTGCGGTTGATATAGCCAAAACAGAGCTGTGGGGGAGAGTTGTCGAGAAAGAGTGCGGAAGATGCAAAGGCGTCGGCTATTCAAGGATGCCAGCAAGCGCCGCATATCGCGCTGTAACGATGCTAATCCCAAACCTTACTCAACCCACCTGGTCACGCACTGTTAAGCCGCTGTATGACGCTCTGGTGGTGCAATGCCACAAGGAAGAGTCAATCGCAGACAATATCTTGAATGCGGTCACACGTTAGCAGCATGATTGCCACGGATGACAACATATTAACGGCATAATATTGACTTTTTGAATAAAGTTGGGTAAATTTGACCTAACGATGGATAAATGCACTCGTTAAATAAAGCCCTGAGTTAATAGCTCGGGGCTTTTTGCGTTTTAAGCACGGCCTTTCTGAAAGCACATCAAGCCAAATACCAGACAGACAAAAATAATCACCTTATCCGCTGTGGATACGGTGCGGTGTGCTTTGCATAAAAGAAAACCAGCGCAATGGCTGGCTTCGTGAAAGCGGGTGGCAAGAGGCTGCGCTAACAACCTCCTGCCGTTTTGCCCGTGCATATCGGTCACGAACAAATCTGATTACTAAACACAGTAGCCTGGATTTGTTCTATCAGTAATCGACCTTATTCCTAATTAAATAGAGCAAATCCCCTCAATAAAGGGGGTAGAGCATGTACCGTATGGACAAAATCAGAGAATGGTTCAGTTACAGCTTCGGAGGACTGACTGCGATGGGTGGCATTCTCTCCCTGAATGACTGGGCTGTAATCGTTGGTATTCTTTGTACTGTCGGCACATTTGGCGTCAACTGGTACTACAAACGCAAAGAGCGTGAGGACAGATTAAATGGCAATGTCACCGGCACTACGAAATAGCGTAATAGCGGCGATAAGTGGCGGGGCTATTGCTATAGCATCTGTGTTAATCACTGGCCCCGGTGGTAACGATGGTCTGGAAGGTGTCAGATACAAACCATATAAGGACGTAGTTGGTGTGTTGACTGTGTGTTATGGCCACACCGGAAAAGACATCATGCCTGGTAAAACGTATACCGAAGCAGAATGCAAAGCCCTCCTGAATAAAGACCTTGCCACGGTCGCCAGACAAATTAACCCGTACATCAAAGCCGATATACCGGAAACAACGCGCGGCGCCATTTACTCGTTCGCCTACAACGTGGGCGCTGGCAATTTCAGAACGTCGACGCTTCTTCGCAAAATCAACCAGGGTGATATCAAAGGCGCATGTGACCAGCTACGGCGCTGGACATACGCTGGCGGTAAGCAATGGAAAGGGCTGATGACTCGCCGTGAGATTGAGCGTGAAGTCTGTTTGTGGGGGCAGCAATGAGCATGATTTGCTTTTTCATGGCAGCGTTGCTCGCATTCAATGGCAACGATGCGTGGCCGTGGTTTCTGGCCGTTGGGGTGTTGATGTCATGAGTCGGTTAACCGCAATCATCTGCGCTGTGGTTATTTGCCTGCTGGTTTCAATGGGGTGGGCTGTTAATCATTACCGTGATAACGCCATCACCTACAAAGGCCAGCGCGATACCGCCACCCATAAATTGAAACTGGCGAACGAGACGATTGACGACATGCAGGGGCGCCAGCGTGACGTTGCTGCCCTCGATGCAAGATATACAAAGGAACTCGCTGATGCGAAAGCTGAAAATGATGCTCTTCGGCGCAAGCTTGATAATGGTGGTCGGGTGCTCGTCAAAGGAAAATGCCCTGTGTCATCCTCAGCCGAAACCTCCAGCGCCTCCGGCATGGGCAATGATGCCACCGTCGAACTCTCTCCAGTTGCTGGACGAAACGTTCTCGGTATCCGGGACGGAATCATCAGTGACCAAACAGCACTGAGAACGCTTCAGGAGTACATCAGGACGCAGTGCGAACATGAAAATCCCCGCTAATGCGGGGAAACGATGAGCTTATCCACTACCTGATTTGATAACTTCCCGCCAGGGTGGGGAAAGTGGAATGGATTTGTCACCTATCCTGAACTGAGTCAAGGAATGGCTTAAGGCCCGCACAAAATGCATTAAATTCTTCAGGAGTAACGGTAGCCGTCCTGTTTGTACGCGACCCTGCTAACTGAGAGTTACCTGTTGCGTTCTTTGTTGCCCCAGCGCCACGAAGCAAAGAATCAGCCCGACTTTTTGAGCATTCAATGCCACCGAGAGTAATTATTTCCGATACGCTATGTCGATCCATGCAGCCAAGGGCACCGGCAATCAGTTTCAGGTTAATAGTTAGTTGTTGGTTAGTCATAAGTACCACACTCATTTAGGGTATAGATGGCTTCTTCTGTCTCAGCCTTTCTTCGTTTCAGCGCTACCACTAACACGGCGAAATTTCTTATTTGGAAATCGAATTTTTTAGTTGTCCAGTGGTTTCGGATACAACCAGCGTCCAATAAGCAAGTAACAGGAGCATAAATGGCACTCACCGACAAACAAGAAATGTTCTGTCGCGAGTACCTCATCGATTTAAACGCCACGCAAGCGGCTATTCGGGCGGGGTACAGCGCAAAGACAGCTAACCGTACTGCGTCCGAAAACATGTCAAAACCTGACGTACAGTCAAGAATTGCCGAACTTAAATCGCAACGCAATGATCTGGTTGGCATAAATGCTACATATGTCCTCAATCGTCTCGTTGAGATTGACCAGATGGACGTTCTCGACATCCTCAAAGACGATATGAGTCTGAAGCCAGTAAGCGAGTGGCCATCATCCTGGCGGAGGTACCTTAGCGGCTTCGATATGGCTGAGATGTATGAAGGCCGTGGGGAAGAGCGCGAAATGGTCGGGCTTCTCAAGAAAATTAAGTGGCCAGATAAAGTCAAAAACCTCGAGCTGCTCGGGAAGCACATTGATGTGATGGCTTTCAAAGAGCAGGCCACTCATGAACATACAGGTAAGAACGGCGGGCCAATCGAAATGGCTACGCTGACCAAAGAAGAATATAAGGCTGCCCGGCGGGAGATGTTGGAGGATGACGACTGCTGAGCAAAAAACCTATGCCCGTAAGATAGAGTGTGAAGAGGACGGACTATACTTCGCTCGCTACTTCTTTAAGCAGCGCACGGGCGGCAAGATGATTGTCGCGCCGCACCACAAGGTGATTCAGCAAACATTGGATCGCGTCATTGATGGTGAGATTACTCGCCTGGTCATCAACGTGCCGCCTGGGTACACAAAGACGGAGCTGGCAACTATCAATATGATGGGGCGCGGACTGGCTCTGAACTGCCGCGCACGCTTCATGCACCTGTCCTACTCGCATAATCTGGCGCTGCTGAACTCCTCGACGGCCCGCGGCATGATTAAGTCACAGGATTACCAGTCAATGTGGCCGATGGTGTTGCGCGATGACGCTGACAGTAAGGCAATGTGGTGGACTGAGCACGGCGGTGGTGTCTATGCATCTTCGGCTGCCGGCCAGGTTACCGGCTTCCGTGCCGGTCATATGGAGCCTGGCTGGCAGGGTGCGCTGATTATCGATGACCCTGTTAAGCCGGATGACGCTTATTCCGATACAGTTCGAAACGGGGTCAACAACCGATTTAACGAGACAATCAAATCACGACTGGCGATCGAGACGACGCCGATGATTGTCATCATGCAGCGGATTCACTACCACGACCTGAGCGGTTATCTTCTGCGGGGCGGGAGTGGAGAAAAGTGGCATCACCTGAATCTGCCTGTGATTATCGACAATAGTCAGTCATACGCTGCGCAGTACCCTGAAAACTCCCACGCCATACCCATAGACCACGGCCTGCCTGATGGCTGGCTCTGGCCGTTTAAGCACAATGAATCGCATCGTGTATCGCTGTTCTCTCACCGGCGCACCGCCGAAGCGCAGTACATGCAGAAGCCTCGCAGGTTTAATGCCGAAGGCGCTCTGTGGACTGAGTCGATGATAAGCGCTGCGCATGACCTGCAAATTAATGCTGAAAAGGTGCGGGCGGTCATCGCTATTGACCCGCAGGCGACAAATAGTGACGAAAGCGATGAGACGGGGATTATTGCTGCCAGTGCTTATGGCGCCGGAGATAAGAAGCAATTCTCTGTTGAAGGCGACTATAGCGGGAAATATTCACCCGCTGGATGGGCCAAGAAAGCTATATGGGCTTATGAGTATCACCAGGCGGACGCGATAGTTATCGAAACCAACCAGGGCGGAGACATGGCGGAGGAGACGCTGCGCAACGCCGGGTTCAAAGGACGAATCATCCGCGTTCACGCCAGTAAAGGTAAGTATGCCCGCGCTGAACCAATCTCTGCGCTCTATGAACAGGGGCGCGTGGCAAACCATGGCAATCTCTATGTATTGGAGAATCAGCTGATGGAGTACATCCCATCTACCGCGAAGAAATCACCTGACCGCCTCGATGCGATGGTATACGCACTGACGGAACTGAATGGATCGCAGCCTGTAGGGATGATGATTCCTAAGCGCCTAAGGGGGAAATAATCATGAAAAACAAATGCAAATGCCCTGGCTGCGAACGCAAAAGAAAAGGCGGGCCGGGTTATCAGCCATGTGCCACCAAATATCCTGCCAGGGGAATTGCTCCACCACCTAAACGACCATAACGGACAATCCATGACTGACAAATTAACACTAGCCGTCAATCACGCGCTGAATGACGTCAGGCTTGCTCGCGCCCGCATGGGGCTACTTAATCCTTCAATGGGTTTGGACGCTAAGCGTAATTCAGCCTGGTGCGAATACGGATTCAAAGAAGAATTAACCTTCGATGACCTTTACAAGCTCTACCGCCGCGGTGGTATAGCTCACGGTGCCGTAGAAAAGCTTGTTGGTAAATGCTGGCAGTCAAACCCTGAAATCATTGAGGGTGAAAAGTCAGATGAAACACGCATGGAAACGTCGTGGGAGTCCAAAACTAAGCAGGTTTTCACTAACCGACTTTGGCGCGCGTTTCTTGATGCTGATCGGCGACGTCTCGTTGGCCGCTATGCAGGAATTCTCCTGCATATTCGAGATAATAAAGCGTGGAATCTGGAACCAACGAAAGGGCGTGGTCTGGAAAAAGTAAGTATTGCATGGGCCGGTTCACTGAAAGTCAGCGAATGGCATGACGGAGTGGTTTCAAAGAATTATGGTCAGCCGAAGATGTGGCAGTACACAGAGATTCTACCCAATGGTTCCTCTCGCCGTGTCGACATCCACCCTGGTCGAGTTTTCATTCTTGGTGACTATACAGACGATGCGATCGGTTTCCTTGAGCCTGCATACAACGCTTTTGTCAGTCTGGAGAAGGTGGAAGGTGGTTCCGGTGAGTCGTTCCTGAAGAACGCTGCACGCCAGCTTAACGTCAACTTTGAAAAGGAAATCGACTTCAATAATCTGGCGTCGCTGTATGGCGTGAGTATCGATGAGCTACAGGAAAAGTTTAACGAAGTTGCCGGGGAAATTAACCGGGGTAACGACGTGTTAATGACCACGCAGGGGGCGACAGTTACACCACTTGTCACTGCCGTAGCAGACCCAACAGCAACCTACGACGTTAACCTCCAGACAGCTTCCGCTGGCGTAGATATTCCGACTCGCATTCTCGTAGGTAATCAGCAGGCCGAGCGTTCCAGCACAGAGGACCAGAAGTACTTCAATGCTCGCTGCCAGTCCCGACGAGGCGAATTGTCATTCGAGATTGAGGACTTCTGCGACAAGTTGATTAACCTCGGCATTATCGACCAGATAGGCCATAAAACAGTTATTTGGGACGACCTTAATGCGCAAAGCGATAGTGAAAAACTGGATGCCGCGCAGAAGATGTCGCAGATAAACAGCGCATCATTAGCAACAGGCGAGCAGGTATTTACTGGTGAAGAGATTCGTGTGGCTGCCGGGTATGAGGGTTCACCTGAACCACTTCCGGAGATAGATGATGACGAAGAAGAAAGCGAAATCACCGATACTACCCGGAAACCTTAAAGACCCGACAGGCGCTGACCGCCTTGAGCGCGGAGCAATGAACGAGTTCGCCAGGCGAATGAAACGCATTGGCAAAGCCTACAAGGACATCCTCGACCGCATTCCTGCATCACCATCAGTAAACCAGCGCTACACCTTCGAACTCGACTCCACCCAGCTATCAATGCTCCTCAGCAATGCCTCATTGCTGGTGGATGAGATTTTGGGTGCGGATAACGAGACGGGGTTCTGGTTCTGGACTGATTACGTCAACCCGGCGTATCAGCGCGGCACGGCGCAGGAATTTGCCAATCTGGCGCAGCAGTCAGCCGTGTACGCGGCAGGACAGGAAAGCGTATCGGCAATCCTCCTGAGTGAGCCGTACCGCCGCAGACTCATTCTGGTTCGTGCTCGTACCTTCGAGGAAATGAAGAACTTCAGTGCCACCGTGAAAGCCGACATGGCGCGGATACTGACCGATGGTCTGGGGCGCGGACAGAACCCGCTGGAGATAGCGAAGCGCATCACTGAGCAGACAGGTATTGAGTCTCGCCGGGCTAATCGTATTGCCCGGACGGAGATTACCACCGCGCTGCGCCGTGGTCGATGGGATGAATCAGATGAGGCAACGGAGCAATACGGGATACTCACCCGCCAACTGCATTTGTCAGCACTCAGCGCGACCACCCGCCAGACTCACGCGTTACGACATGGAAAGCTCTACACAACGGAAGAAGTGAGGGAGTGGTACAGCATCAATGGAAACGCAATCAACTGCAAATGCACTCAGGTATCTGTTCTCGTTGATGAGGCGGGTAATCCTCTTTACCCGAACGTTATCGACATGGCCAGGAAAAGGCTGGAGAAAGCGAAGCAGGCAGGACTGGTTCCCAATCATTCGCATTGCGGTTGTGGGCGCAAGCACGCTGCATAAACGTGAGAGTTTTCAATGAAAGTACAGGTTAATGTCACTTCAAAAGTGAACAGCAAAGCCATCCGTAGGGAGCAACACAACGGACGCGAACATTGGGTTGTCCCTTCCTACACACTCCCGGCAAACGTGGTCATGAACGGCGGACTCTATCCTGCCAGCGAAATTGACCAGCACTATACCGGTCTGGAAGGGACGCTGGCACCGCTGGGACATCCACAGGTAAACGGCCAGTTTGTTTCGGCTTTCAGTCCTGAAGGCTTGAATGTGGGATATGTCGGGGCGTGGAACAAAAACGTCAAGAAGTCAGGTAACCGTGTCTACGTCGAGAAGTGGATCGACACAGAAGTGGCAAAGCGTACAGATGATGGCAAGCGTCTTCTTGAGCGTCTTGAGGCGCTGGAGAAAGGCGATGATGTTCCGCCAATCCATACCAGCGTTGCCGTATTCCTGGAAGAACTGGAAGCGAACGATGAGCAGAAAGCTCAGGGGGCTTCATGGGTTGCGAAAATTCACGCGATGGATCATGACGCCATCCTTCTGGATGAGGTTGGCGCGGCCACGCCAGAGCAGGGGGTAGGGATGATGGTTAACGCTGACCTCGCCACGCCACTGAAGGCTAATTCCGGTGCGCTGGTTGGCGAAACCTATCGCGAGCGAGAGCGGCGTCTGGAGAAGTATGCGAAAGATAAATTCGCTCCCGGAGAGAAAGAATACGCCTGGGTGGCTGACTTCACTGACTCGCAGGCCGTAATCATCCTCAACAATGGCGATCCGAAGGTTTACGGATACAAATCTGAGGGCGGAAAGATTGTCTTTGACGATACCTGGACAGAGGTTCAGCGCCAGAGTTCATGGGTTGCCGTCGTCAACAAGCTCAAATCATTTTTCACACCGCAGGATAACCCTGCACCAAACCACAAAATGGAGGGCGACATGCCTTTAACCAAAGAAGAACTGGAACAAATCGGCAGCATGGTTAGCGAGGCCGTCGCCACCAATACCGAAAAGGCTATCAAGCCTCTCGCGGAAAAGGTTGATGCGCTACAGGCCAATCAGCAACAACTTTCTGAAGCCCTGACTGCCAACTCCCGCGCCGAAGAGAAAACGAAGCGTGAAGCGGTGGCAAAAGTTCACGGCGAGATTGTGGCTAACGCCCTGTCTGGCGAAGCGCTGGACGCGATGTACAAAACCATTGGTGATGCCGCACCGCTGGGTACTAACTCTGCTCAGCATCAGAAAGAAACTGGCGCACCTGCCGCATCTGAATACTTCAAATAAGGAGCCTGGATAATGTCACGTTATCGTCGCGTTAATATCGACGGGGAATCGCTCTACAAGACCGAAACCCGCCTCACCTCCGCAGAACTACTGCCAGGCACTGCCGTCACTATTAACAGTGATGGTAAGTTCGCACAAGCCACTGCATTAACTGGCCGCATGTACATTATCGATTGCGCTTATCATCAGGGACTTGGCATTCGTGATGCCGTTCCTGCTGGCGATTCTGCTGTTGGCAACTATGTAGAAGAAGGCCGTGAACTTGCGCTTCTGTGTGTACCTGGTGCGTACAAGAAGGACAGCCCGATTAAGCTTGGTGCGGCTGGTCAATTCACACTGGCAACTGGCGACACCGATTCAGTAATCGGCTACAGCCAGGACGAGTTCACCATCGCAGCCAGCACCACCGACTTCATTCGCGTTCGTATGCGCGTTGGCACTGCCGCCGCTGCAGGCGCGTAACAAAAGGATAAACATATATGTATTTCTCTAAAGAGACACTGGCGACCAACTCGCGCCTTGGTGGTCACTGGAATGAGCTTTGGGCAAACCGCAACATGTGGAACGCACAGCATGATGCCATGATTGCGGCAAATCGTTCTAATATGACTCCTGAATGGCTGGCGGTTAATGCTGTAGGCGGTTTTACGCGTGATTTCTGGGCCGAGATTGACCGTCAGGTGCTGCAACTGCGTGATCAGGAGGTTGGCATGGAAATCGTCAACGACCTGATTGGTGTGCAGACTGTTCTTTCTGTTGGCAAAACTGCAAAGCTCTACAACGTTATTGGTGATATCGCTGATGATGTGTCTGTGAGCATTGACGGTCAGGCTCCATTCTCATTTGACCATACCGAATATGCGAGTGATGGCGACCCGATTCCGGTATTCACCGCAGGTTACGGCGTGAACTGGCGTCATGCTGCTGGTCTTAACTCTGTCGGTATTGACCTTGTGCTGGATTCGCAGATGGCTAAAATGCGCAAGTTTAACCAGAAGCGTGTCAACTACTATCTGAACGGCGACCCGAATATTCAGGTGCAGTCCTACCCGGCACAGGGTATCAAAAACCACCGTAACACCAAGAAGATCAACCTGGGTTCTGGTTCGGGTGGCGCAAATATAGACCTGACCACTGCCGATATGACAGCACTGTTTGCTTTCTTCGGGAAAGGCGCATTTGGTACGCTGGCGCGCGCCAACAAAGTCGCTCAGTATGATGTGATGTGGGTGTCACCTGAAATCTGGGCTAACCTGGCTCAACCGTATGTAGTAAACGGCGTAGTTAGCGGCAACGTACTGAATGCTGTGCTGCCATTTGCGCCTGTTCGTGAAATTCGCCCGACCTTTGCGCTGAGTGGCAACGAGTTCATTGCCTATGTTCGCCGTCAGGACATCATTTCTCCGCTGGTTGGTATGGCTGTTGGCGTCGTGCCGCTGCCGCGTCCGTTACCTAACGTTAACTACAACTTCCAGATCATGTCTGCTGAAGGTTTGCAAATCACCGCAGACGACCAAGGCCTGTCCGGAGTTGTCTATGGCGCTAACCTTGTGTAAGGAAATGGTATGGCTAAATACGAAGTTGTACGACCATGGTTCGGCGTAAAGGTTGGCGATGTGGTGGATATAAAAGAACTGCATCCAGCCCTGAAGTCGAACGTTCGCCTGATGCGTGGAGAGGTGGGTGGTGACCTAACACCGGCAACTCCAGAAGCGAAATCAGGCCGACGCCGTAAAAACGAAGAAGACGAATAGCCGCGAAAGCGGTTTTTTTATGCCCTCTTCGGAGGGCCATAAGAGGTTCGCATGATTACCACAGAACAGGCCAAGGAATATCTGGAGTCAGTGGGTATCACGCTGCCAGATTTCATTCTGCAGGCTATCGTAGAGCAGGCTAACAGTATTCAGGAGTGCCTCGATGCACATTACCCGCCCGCAACGGCGCTGCTAATTCAGTCCTATTTACTGGGTTTAATGGCGTTGGGGCAGGGTGATAGATACATCAGCTCTCAGACCGCGCCTAACGGCGCATCGCGTTCATTTCGGTATCAGTCTTTTGCTGACCGATGGAAGGGGGCCTTGTCACTGCTGCGTGGCGCTGACAAATTCAGGTGTGCCAATGGACTCATCCCCCCAGACCCGACCAATACAGCGTTTGCTGGTATCTGGATTGGTAAAGGTGGTTGCATGTGTAATGGGGATAAGTAATGGCATGGATATCGGTTAAGCAGCGATTGCCTGAGCCGTTCGTCAAAGTCTGGGTGATGACAGACATTGGTAAGCGCGTTACCGGCTATGTCAAAAGCAACGGTGACTGGTATCTGTTGTGTCGAAAGGTGGCAGCGGAAAAACCGGAGGTGATCCGGTGGGAGGATGGCAATGTCTGAAATAGCACGCTGGAGTTACACCAACGTTGCGACCATCTACCCGCGCGTCTACGACGACTGGAATAACGCCTGGACAAGCGGAACTCCCTACCTGATTGACTGTACCTGGACGGCGAACAATGAAGTTGCGGTAGATGCCAGCGGGAAAGAGTTCACCACGAACCTGATTTTCTTCACTGAACTGAAGTGTAACGGCGTCGATGCGACCATGCCGTTACGCGACTGGTATATCGCCAGAGGTGACACAACGGCGCAGGTCGATCCCCTGAAAGCTGGCGCGAACGTCATCAAAGCGGTGACGGAATGGGATATGTCACCATTCGGCGAGGAGCCGGACTACAAAATTCTGACGTGAGGTGAACTATGTTTTCTCTTGGATTGGCTTGTTTTGTCCTGGGTTTCTCTTGCTGCGCTGCGTTTATTCAAATTATCAGGTGGTGGTATGCCCGTTAAAGGTATCAAGCGTGTTCAGATGAACACCAGCAAGGTGCTGGCAGAAATTGCCGGGCCACGCACAGAAAGAGTGCTGACTGAGGTCATGATTGTCGGATCGTCTCACGCCGCGCTACTTACTCCCATTGACACATCCACGCTTATCAACAGCCAGTACAAAAAGCTTGAACCAATGCCCGGTGGGATGCAGGGAAAGGTCGGGTACACGGCTGCATACGCTGCCGCCGTTCACGGTATGTCCGGGAAGCTAAAAGGCCAGCCGCGTGAACACTTCGGCAGAACTCGCGCTGGAAAAGAATTCGGTGGCGGCACGGGGAAGGGGAACTACTGGGATCCCGATGCCGAGCCGGGGTTCCTGACCAAAGGCTTCGAGCGTGACGGTTTCAACGAGATAAAGGCCATCATCAAGCAAGGGTACAAAGTATGACACGTAGCGAAGTGTATGACGCGCTGAGAGCGTGGTTGCAATCGCATGGCTTTGATGCTGGCTATCGCATCCAGAAACGCTTCTGGAATGAACTGGAGAGTACGGAGGGGGAACGATATCTCATTATCCAGCAAAACGGCGGTGGCAAGCCTGAGGAAGCCATAACGCGCGACTTTTTCCGCATCCTTGTTTTGTCAGGCCAGAACGACAGCGACATCAATGAAGTTGAAAATCGCGCCGACGCCATCCGCCAGGCGATGATCGACGACTACAGAACCGAATGCATCATCTCGATGCAGCCAATCGGCGGTATCACCGCCATCCAGACCGAAGAAGGCCGTTACCTCTTCGAGATTTCCTTTCAAACCATCATTTCCAGATAACATGGAGATAATTAATTATGGCCGGATGTGAGTCAGGTGCATTCACAGGGCGCGATGTCGTTGTTTATTACGCGATTGGCTGCCCGGAAGTACAACCTACCGCCAGCGCTTACCAGCGACTCGGCATGATGCGCGGTAAAACAGTTAATGCAGAGTGGGAAACCGCAGATGCAACTGCCGATATGAGCGCCGCGTTTACGCAGGAAAATCTTGTTACCTATAAGAACATTTCGTTCTCTGGTGACGGCGTTACCCGCAAAGAGGATGTATACGCGCAAAACGCGCTGAAGCGTCACGTTTATAACCCGCCAGCGGAGACCAGCAACCAGCCGTATGTGTGGTTCAAAATCATCTCTCCAAACGATATCACCGAAGGGCCATTCATGGTTACTTCATGGGGTGATGAAGCTCCACACGATGATGTGGCAACGTGGTCCATTGAGGCATCAAGTGCAGGTCAGGTTGATGTGCGTGATGTCGGTGCAGTTATTACCATTACCACCCAGCCGCAGGGTAAAACACTGACTGCTGGCGACACCCTGAATCTGACAGTTGCAGCTACTGTTTCAGATAGCTCGTCATTGACTTATCAATGGAAAAAAGACGGAACCAATGTGAGCTCCGGTGGTACGACAGCTACATATACTAAGTCCAGTGCGACAACAGGCGATTCTGGTTCATATACTTGTCAGATTAGTTCCAGCACCGCAGCCAGTGTAACCACCAATCCGGCCACGGTGACTGTCAACGCATCGTAATTTCTTACTCAGGAGGCTCCGTCCTCCTTTTTCTTATGGGAATTCATGAAAGCAATTACCGATATCGGCCAGGTTGTCATTCGCGCCGGCGACAAAGAGATATTTCTCAACCCTTCATTTCTGGCTATGTCCCGAATCGGAACGCCTGAACAAATCGTTGATGTTTTCGTGAAAGTTCATGCGGGCCATTACCCAAAGCACAGAATTGCTGACCCCCAGATACTAAAAGCGGCTAATGCCCGCTGCTTTGCTGAAATGGCGGCAGCTGCAGCCAACGTAGTCAAGCGCTGTTCTGAAGGTGACGTTGCTGAAGTTATCGGTTCCTACTCGGTAACTAGTGCGGGACGACTTCTGTTCAAGCCGGGAGCCATCCCGATCGAGGATGTTATCCAGATTGCCCGCCATCTGATTCTTCATGGTGTAATGGGCGACCAGCCACCGGAAGAATTCGAAGGAAAGAAAGGTGAATACAGCGACAAATTCGATGTTCGGTCATTCGTCTACACCGCTGTTGCTCACCTCGGTATGAGTGAGTCAGACGCCTGGAATATGACAATGACCAGCTTCCGCGCCGCCATGAACGCCAAGTTCCCGCAGAAAGAGAAAGCCAAAGTACCCACTCAGGAGAAGTACGACGAAGTCATGGACTGGGCAGAACAAATGCTGGCGATGGATGCGCAGAGGCATGGGCCGCACTAAAAAATCTCTCGTCTTAAGAAATTCGACAAGTGACTTTTAAGACAATGCCTCGCATCCGCGGGGCTTTTTTGTATCCGCAGTAAATGCGCATTCCCCGCGCAAATCAAACCAGGAGCCCTTTTCGGGATATGAGACAGAGATAGGACGGTGGCTTCCATCGTGCCGCTCTTGGGCTGTCCATATCTGGGGAACTGGCTCATATCACCAAAAAGGAAGGAACGATGTCTAACATTATCCCAGTTGATTTCGAAGGCCACTCGATGCGCTTCTATGAGGATGGCTGGATTGATGCAACAACAGCAGCGGAAAAATTCGATAAAGTGCCAAATGAATTCCTCCGTCTGCCGGAAACTGAATCATATATTCAAGGACTTGAGCGTAGATACGGGAAAATCCCGTATGTAAAAACCAGTCGGGCGCGTAAAGATCGTGGCGGTGGTACATGGCTGCACCCAAAACTGGCTGTTCGCTTTGCGCGCTGGCTTTCTGTCGATTTTGAAATCTGGTGTGACGAACAAATAGACGCCATTATTCGCGGCCATACAGCACCTGTTGATGATGAGCGCATTAAGGCAATCTTTCTGCTTAGCGATCCGTCTTCGTGGGAAAAGCGTTTTAATGACCCGCTGTATGATGCACTATTCAGAATGACCGGGCTTCCACGCCATAGAAATGACCGAAAACCAATGTTATTCAGCCTTATTAGCGCTAAGTGGATTTACGGGCCGGTCCTGCCTGCTGAAGTCTACGCGGATGTAAAAGCACGACTGGCGGTCGGTGAGAAAATCCACCAACACCTAAAACCAGACGCACTTAAACTGGTTGAGAATCAGATTATTGCTGTGACCAGCATTGCTAACGGTTGTTCCGACTATCGAGACTTCGAATCCCGTTGCATGGCAGCATTCCCCGTCAAAGGGCAGATGAAGCTTCTTTATGCGGCAGCGTGATGAATGGTGCGTACAGCCCACTCAGGTGGGCTTTTTGTCGTCGCTCTCGCTGAATACGATTGTTTTGGCGTCTTCAAGGATTTCAGTCAATTCGTGGTGGGTGATGTTATCAAGCGATATCTTCTTCCCGTCCTTTTCGATGGTCGCTTTCTTGCCTCTGTTTCGGTTTAGATAGGCGATAAAGCAGGCGCTAAAAGCCGCCCAGAATGGTCCTGAGTTGATAAGTTCAATCACTATCTCCTTCATCGAATCCTGAGCTGAGTTAACAGCCAGTTTTGGTCCGTTATTTTTTTCTTCCGCTAAGGAGTGCTGTATGGCGTATTCATCAAGAATTGTACAAAAAGCATCTGACATATCAGACGGCAAGGACAGCCTTAAGCCGGGGGTGCGCATAACATTCTCCTTTGATAGTTGGTCTGAACGACTTTGTTGTTTGCGCTTCTTTCTTCGCTCCGCCATTGCAGCTTTGCTGAACAAAGAGCTGGAACAAATCTTCTATGATGAAGATTTTGGAAAGATCACCAAAAACATGACCAAAGTACCGCAAAAAAGAGAACGCCAGGAAGCCTGATATTTGATCAGGCTAGCCGGTCAGGTGGGCTTGCTGCTCTTCTTTGGGATCATTTCATACTTTTCTATAAGGTTTTCAACGACACTTTTTGCAGTATCTTCAGCAGCAAGCGACACAATCTTGTTAAGTTGACTCATCGACATAGTGACAACCTCATCACTTGATGATGGGGAGAGTGGCTTATCCCAAGCAACAATCTGCGCCTTAAGGGCATCCTCCAGTATCTGAACTATCTCAGAGTTCATTGACCTGCCATTAGCTTTGGCGCGTTCGGCTATGGCATCGCGCATCCCGTCCGGGAAGCGGAGGTTGAACTTATCTTGCATCTGGCTTGGGTACTTACTCATAACATCACCTGAGAATATTTTGAAAATTATTATGGGGCCAACTTGACATATCGCGCAATGGTGTTAACTTAATATCAGGTGTTAACTTGGCCCCAAAAGGAGATAAAGCAATGCAAGATACGCTTTTTACTGAGCGCAAAAACATCAAACTCAATCTTCGACTACCTTCTCGACTCGATCAGGAGCTTCGCAGACTGGCGGAAATGGACTGCATTTCGCTGAACTCTGCAATAGTTCGTTTGCTGGCAAAGGGTGTAAGGGAAGAGGTGGCGAATGGTCGTTAAAAATGTTGAAGCCCCAACTGCTCGAACAGCTAGGGCTTCAGTGTCAAATGATTCCAGCGAAGGAAATATCGACATGAATATTGTAGCAAAATCAGATTACAACTTCCAAGGATTCGCTTTTAATCCTGTGACAGAAGGCGGTTCTATTTGGTTTACCTCCACTGAACTAGCTAAGGCCCTCGGCTACAAAAAAACCGATGCCATCAGCCAGATTTATGCTCGTAACGCCGATGAATTTTCCGACTCTATGTCGTTGACCCTCAATATGAAGGTCAACGGGATAAACAATAGCTTACGTAACAAATCGGTCAGAGTTTACTCACTCCGAGGCGCTCACTTGGTGGCGATGTTTGCTTCTACGCCCAAGGCCAAAGAGTTCCGCCGTTGGGTGCTGGATATTTTGGATCGGCAGGCAGAATGCTCACCGATTGCAAAACAGTTTACTGACGAAGAGCTGGTCAATCTCTGCTACTTACAATTGTGGATGGAGAAGAGTCAACAAATGTGCAAACACATCTATCCAGGAATGAAGCAAATTGGTTCTGAGCTTTCAGGAAGGATTTACGATATTGCATATGAGACTCGCTACATGTCAGAAGAAACCAAGAAATCACTTCTTCGTGAAATGAAGAATCTTGATACCAACAATTTTGTCGTAAAGAACGCTCAGCCAATGCTGGCAAAACTGCGCGGCGAGGAATGGATTCATTGATTAGTGCACAGGACAGCGCAAAAAGAAAAACCGCCAGTGGCTGCTGGCGGCTTACATTAACTACTGATTGGAGTCTTACATGCAACAATCTTCATCAACTGCTGTAAATGTAGCACCGTTAAATGCGGTTGTCGATCCCCTCGATTGCCCTGTAATCGTGTGGGAAGGAGTGAGGGTCGTCACGACTGATACTCTTGCCAAAGGATACGGAACGGATGAGTCCAATATCCGTAAAAATCACTCTCGTAACAATTCCCGATTTATTGAGGGGATCCATATTTTCACTGTTAAAGGAGGAGAGCTGAAGAGTTTGCGAGTGACTAATAGTCACGCACAAATTTCAAACAAAGCGCGCTCTGTGACGCTCTGGACAGAAAAAGGCGCGGCTCGCATGTCAAAAATTGTCGATACTGACGAGGCGTGGTCTTTCTTTGAGCGCCTGGAGGATTCGTACTTCCGTCCAGCCACGGCTGTAGGCATCCCACTTACCTACGAAGCGGCTTTAGAAGACCTGCTGGCAAAGGTGAAGGAAAACCGGGTTATCACCGAACAGCGTGACCGGGCAGTGAAAGAGAAGCTTTGGATCTCTGAGAAGCGGGAAGCTACTGCTATGGCGACCGCCTCTGCGGAGAAACGTAAGGCGAATGCTTTGGCTGAGAAATTGGGTGAATGCAAAAAACACGCGACTATTAAAGCAGTGCAGCGAGTAACTGGTAAGTCATTCAGCCACTGGCCGTTGAAGAAATGGTGTGCCGCTAATGGCATGGAGCCTAAAGACGTACCGGATGCGACCTACGGTAGTGTAAAATCATGGCCCGCAGAGGCATGGAAGGCAGTTAACCAAATCGACATAAAGGGGATGTTCTGATGCAGGCTTTACAGCGAGTAAGCGCCCCGGTGTACGTGGTTTCTCATCATGGCAAGACGTTCCGCTGTTTTAGTCGAAACACAGCAATTAAGCGGCTTGCTCATTTTATGACCCAGCGGATGTTCTGTCGCGCAGGTATTGAGACACGACCGGTTACGAAGGTGGATCGTGATGACGTAGCTATCCACTACATCAACAAGCCAATCCAGCGTTACTGGGATGCACAGGCGAGATGTGAAAGGCGGCTGAGAAAGATCCTTTCCAGAAAGTAGCACCACCCTTTAGCAAAGCTATAACCCAAACCCGCTTAACTGCGGGTTTTGTCGTTCCTGCTGACCTCTCCTCCAACAAATGATAGGATTTTACCATCTTTTAATGTTGGGGATAGGGGTATGAAGAAGATTGTCGCAGCAATAGCAATGCTATGTTCCATGGTGAGCACTTCAAGTTTTGCTAGCGAGGTTAGTGCAGCCCAAAGTGCAATAAAAAATCAGATGAAAGATCCCGATAGTACGAACTTTAAGAGTGTCAGAGAGATTACAAACTCTCAAGGCGGGAGATTTGTTTGCGGCGAGGTTAATTCAAAAAACTCCTACGGCGGTTATGTGGGGTTTAAGACTTTTGCCTACCAGGGGGGCAGAACAGTGATTGATGGTTCGTTCTCCACTCCTGATGATTATGAATTTCTCGCTTTATCAGGATGTGCTGGGCCTGACGCTGAAAAGGTAGCGCTTGCAAACAAGCAGGCAAAGATAGGATGCCAGATCTCATGGGAACAAATTACAGATGTTGTTCTCTTTAATAAATCCGCTGAGGCATCTGCTGATAACGCTATCGCTAAGATAAAGTTAAAAAATCCCAACCTAGATCCGAGTGTTGCTGTAAATATGAAATCTCAATTCATAACTTCAGTAAATGCTATGAAGGCAGATAGCTCATTTGTGGAAAGTGTTAAAAACAATACAAATGCAACTCGAGCAATATTTATGAAAGAGTGCATAAATAACACGTCAAAAGCGATTTCTGGAATGTAAAGAATCTATGAATGCAAACCTCGCTCCGGCGGGGTTTTTTATTGCCCGGAGAAAATGAAATGGCCGAGAACGTAGGTGATATTGAATATGTGATTAAGGCTGATACGGCTCAGCTACTACGCGCTGACAAACAGGTTCGTGACGTAACCGACGGCATGGAAGGCGGTTTCAAGCGGGCTGACAAGGCCGCTTCATCGCTAACGTCATCCTTTGGCAGTCTTAGCCGCGTAGCTACCTCCCTGATGGCTATCCTGTCGGTTCAACAGGTATCTCAGTACGCCGACGCATGGACAACGCTCAATAACAAACTGGCGAACGCCCTCCGCCCAAGCGAGCAACTGGTTGACGTTACTGAGCGGGTATTCAATATTACGCAGCAAACTCGCGGCAGCCTGGACGCAACAGCTTCTTTGTATGCCAGGCTGGAGCGGGCAACCAGGGAATATGGAACCAGCGCTGATGATCTGGCTAAGCTGACAACAATAATTAACCAAGGGTTTGTGGTCTCCGGTGCGACTGCTCAAGAAGCAGAAAACGCTATTATCCAGTTGTCTCAGGGGCTGGCATCTGGCGCGCTGCGCGGTGAAGAATTTAACTCAGTGAATGAGCAGGGCAACCGTCTGATCGTTGCACTTGCCGACTCTATGGGTGTTGGCATTGGGCAGATGCGTCAGATGGCAGCCGCTGGAAAACTGACTACTGATGTTGTGGTTAACGGGTTACTTTCACAGGGGGTGACGATTGGCAATGAGTTCGCCAATACCACGACAACTATCAGCCAGGCTTTGCAGGTAGCCGGGAACAACATCACCAAGTTCTTTGGTGAAAACTCCACGGTAAAAACCGGTACAGCAATCTTTAACGATGCTGTCATTAGTGTCAGCGAGAACATTGGCGCGCTCAGTGCGGTGCTGACTGCAACTGCCGCCGTCATGGGAAGTCGTTATGTTGGGGCCTTAACTCTTGCGACTCAGGCCAAGTTGTCTGGTGTGGCTGCAACTATTAAGCAGCAAACGGCAGAATACAATGCAGCAAAAGCAGCCATTGCCAGTGCTGAAGCCGAGATTAGAAATTCCCAGGCGATAATTGCTTCAGAGCAAGCAAAAGCCCGGCAGCTAGCCACTCAGGCGGCCATCAATAAACAATATGGTCTGGCAGTTTCCTATCAATCTGAATATGCAGCAATCCAAAAAAATATTGTTGCAGCAGATAGTGCAGCAACCGCGGCCAAAGAAAGGCTAGCTGCAGCCACTCAGCAGGCGTCATTAGCAAACAGAACATATGCGGCATCAGCCACTCTTGCCAAAAATGCCCTTGCGCTTATTGGCGGGCCGGCAGGAGCGGCAATGCTTGCAGCGGCAGCTGTATATTACTTCTATCAGAAAGCTCAGCAAGCTAAGCAGGAAAGCATCGATTTTGCTGATTCTCTTGATGGATTGACAGCAAAAATGAAGGAGATGAGTTCTGTCCAGATAGCTGCAGCCATCGCTAAAACCGAACAATCGATTCTCGACCAGCAGGATGCAATTGCTAGTTTAAGAGCTGAATATGAACAGCTTGAACAGAAAAAAACCTTTATTGAACAAGCTGCGCAAATTAGAGGGGCGGCGGCGGTAGCTGATGATCTGGCAGATGTTAACCGTAATCTGGCCGTACAAGCAGATAAGGTAGAGCAGGCCGAGAATAAATTAAGCAGAACAACCAGCTCTCTTGGCTTGCTTAGGGCTCAAGCTAACGGTCAGTTCCGTGAGGGAATTGACCTGCTTCGCCGGGATGGGGAGGAGGCGGGTGTTGCCGCTGGCATGATGGGCAAGCTTGGCGACATGATTAACTTTGCCGCAAAAGCGAAGGAGAAATTCAACTCCAGCAGTTTGATGGTAGAGCGCCCAAAAGACGTTCAGGACTATCTTGATAAACTGCAAGACCAGGTGACACTCCAGAGCGAGCTTAACGATCGTAAGCGTGCGCAGTTGAAGGCAGAGCAGGACATAAGAAAACTTGGTGGAACTGAAGCCGATGTCAGACTGGCGAGGGAGAGGGCTGCTGCTGAATACGACTCCCAGCAAGCTCAGCAGAAAGGTAAGAAGGAAGCCAAAGACGCCACGTCTGAGGCGACCAGATATGCTAATCAGCAAGAAGTAATCGCCCAAAAACTTACGAATTTGAAGCAACAGTCTGAACTTGCCTCCAGGTCTACTTCTGAGCTAAGCAGAGAGCAAGCGGTTCTCGCAGCGCAACAATCACTTGGCAAAGGTGCTACCCAGGAACAAATAGCGCTGGCTGGTAAATATCGAGGCGAAATTTGGGACACGGCCAACGCACTTAAAGCGCAGGCCGCTGCTGAGAAGTTATTACCGGAAGCGCGCGAGAACGCCAGTTATAAACAGGATGTTCAGGATCTAAAAACTGCGCTGGATGCGAAAAAAATCAGCCAGCAACAATACAATCAAACCAGTGAGGTGCTAGAGCAACAACATCAGGCTAATCTGGCAAAGATACGTTCTCAGCAAGTAGTTAGCCCAATGCAATCAGCCGTGGCAGAAGTTGATCCAGTTCAGCAGCTTGCCAATCAGCACGCGCAACAATTAGCGCTAATTCAGCAATTCGAGCAGCAAGGAGTCATCGCGCACGATAATGCTCTTGCACTGAAGAATGCCGCTGATACCGAGTATGAACAGGCACGCATCGCCGCGCAGTGGGAAATTTTCCGCAACCAGAGTCAGGCCAATGAGTTACTGGCATCCTCCCTGGAAGGCCTGCAAAGCGGAGCGACTAATGCCCTTACCGGTCTCATTAGTGGCACCCAGAGTCTTCAGGAAGCATTCGCCAACATCGGCACGACAATCCTCAATAGTGTTGTCGGTAGTCTGGTGCAGATGGGGATAGAGTGGGTCAAGAGTCAGTTAATGGGTCAGGCCGCTGCTGCTGCATCACTGGCATCGACGATGGCTCAGGCTACCGCCGCTGCATCTGCATGGGCGCCAGCAGCGATGAGCGCTTCTATCGCAACATACGGTAGTGCTGCTGCCGTGGGACAGGCTGCATACGCAGAATCGCTATTAGCGGCGAAGGGAATGGCTCTTGCTGGCGGTCGTCGCTACGGCGGTACGGTATCTGCCGGTAACGCCTATCGTGTCAACGAGAATGGCCGTTCTGAAATCTTCCAGACTGCTGGCGGTCAGCAGATGTTCATTCCGAATCAGTCAGGGAAGGTGATATCAGCTGATAAGGCCGGAGGTGGCAGCAGCGTAGTTCAGCACATCACCTTCGAAATCAACACCACTGGCGGCATAGACGATGCAACAAAGGCGTGGATTGTTAAATCGATGAAGCAGGTTGCTTTGTTCCAAATTAGTGACCAGGCCAATCGGCCAAATGGTATGATACAGCCCCGGAACAAACGTTGATTTCTTTGATAATTTAAAGGAGCCAGTCAATGGCAATTGAAACCGAAGTTGGCAGTATCACAGCTTTCGATAATATGAACGGGCAGGGTGTTCTTGCGACCGTCGAATTTAAGGACTATGACCTTCGCCATGAAGGTATCCGCGTCTTTGTTAAACTCCCTCTCGATAAAGACGCATCGCTAGCGGAAATCGAGGCTCGGGCAATTGATAACGCCAGGCAGCAACTGAAAAAGTTGGTTTCTGGTTTCTAACCAACCGGTGAAATTTGAACAACCCGCTTCGGCGGGTTTTTTATTGGGAGCAATCTATGCCAGAAACATTCACATGGACGCCACAGCGAGCCTATCAGGTTGAACGCACCCCCAACGTAGCCGTTGTTAAGCTCGGTGACGGTTACGAGCAGCGCCAGACCAAGGGTATCAACCCCCTGATGGATAAATACTCTCTCACCTTTCGCGGCGTCAGCGGCGCTTGCCGTAGCAACCCCGCTAAGGATGCGGAGGCGTTCCTGAAAGCCAGAGGGGCTGTTGAGGCGTTCTACTGGACGCCATCTGATACCGGGGTTCAGACGCTTTTTGTCTGCCGCTCCTGGAGTTTAACGAAGACGGGGCCGCTATTTGAACTGACGGCAACGTTTGAACAGGTACCACGATAAGGGGATTATTATGAATTTGGAACAACGAGTAGAAGCGTTAGAAAAGGCGGTCTCTAAACTGACAATGCCCAGTACAACAGCTGAAGAAATGGCTAATATTATGCAGGATGTTGTGGCTGAGGCGATTAAGAATGCGCGTCGTCCGAGTGGTACATTGCATAAACTGGATGAAAAAGCGGCTCATGCTAACGCCGCTTATAATGTCAGCTTAGGTATCAATTGCCGCTAATAATTGAAAGATTTTTAACCCATTCCTGGATGGAAGCGTTAGGAACGGTATTCAATTCCTTTACCAACTGCGCGCGTGAACCTTCATCGAGTTTTAAGGCGATCGCCAGCAGAATTGCTTTCATATCGTTCAGTTCAGTCTGAATTTCAGACTCGTTCCCAGCTTTGGAATGAAATTCAAAAGTAGCGTTTTTTTCGTGAATCATTTTTATTCCTTTAACCAGAGGTAATCAGCCATCCCTCCAGATGTGTATGTGCCAGTGTTCCACTACTGGCTGGCTGAACCACACACTTTAACCAGGGATATTGTTGAGTAACACCCTGATATACAGACAGTAGCCACCACAAGGTGGCTTTTTTATGGGAGCTTGCCGTGCGTGACATACCAGCCAATATGATTATTGATAGCGTCGATGCCGGAGTTGGCGCTTTTATTGACCTTTTCGAAGCTGACTTGCAGCCCTTTGGCGGTGACCTTATCCGGTTCCATTCCGGCATAAATGGCTATTACGGTAACGTTATCTGGAAGGGTAATCAGTACCAGGCGTACCCGATAGCAGTGGAAGGATTCGAGTCAAAGAACGAAGGGACATATGCACGCCCGTCAATGGCGGTAGCGAACGTTACCGGCCTGTTGACTGGCATCAACCACGACTTTGATGACATGCTTGGCGTGGTTATCACCAGGCGTCAGGTGCCGGTAAAATATCTTGATGCGGTTAACTTTCCGAACGGTAATCCTGATGCAGACCCGACACAGGAGGCCGTTTCCCGCTACGTTGTCGAGGAGATGACGGAAGAGACGTTCGAACAGGTGACCTACACGCTGGCGACACCGATTGACTGCGATAACGCCATTATCCCGGCTCGCACTATTCTGGCCGACGTGTGCCAGTGGCAGTACCGCGGCGTCGGGTGTGGATATGACGGACCTCCCGTTGCTGATGAGCGCGACAATCCAACCACGGACCCGGCGAAAGATAAGTGTTCTCACCGCCGTAGCGGCTGCCGTTTCCGTTATCCGCGACCGGAACCAATGCCAATCAGCAGCTTCCCCGGCTCTCAGAAGGTTTCCTGATGCAAGAGTTACTAGAATATGCGGCATCGTCGCAGGATGAAGTGTGTGGGCTGATTATTGATGGTGAACGACTATACCGCTGCCGGAATATACATCCTGACCCGGGAAAACACTTCCGTATCAGCGATGATGAATGGCTGTCAGCCGAGGACGAGGGAGAGGTGACTGCAGTATTTCACTCGCATCCTGGAAGAGTGCCTTTTCTGTCAGGAGCAGACCGCAATGCACAGGTATCCAGTGGGCTTCCGTGGTGGCTGGCTTGCGATGGTGTGATTATGAAATTCAGGCCTGTTCCATTGCTGTTGGGGCGCAAGTTCAAGCATGGTGTCATGGACTGTTACACCCTGTTCAGGGATGCGTATCATCTTTGCGGAATTGACCTTCCTGACTTCGAACGCACTAATGGGTGGTGGTTACGTGGTGAAAATCTTTATCTGAACAACATGCCTCTCAACGGCTTCCGCCAGGTATCGACGGGTGAAGCGCAACCAGGTGACGTCATCATCAGGCAGCCATTCCCCGGCGCTGACCCTTGCCACGCAATGATTCTCCTCGACGAAAACATGGTGCTTCACCATGACCACGCCGGACACCTGAGCCGGAGAGAGCCAATGCGTCCGGCATATGTTAAGCAGATGCATTCCATATGGAGACATGAACAGTGCTCATCTTTAAATTTGCAGGCAGTTTACGCCGATTTTACCGCCAAATCCCTCTGAACGTAGATACGCCCGCTCAGGGATTGCGACTGCTTCTTGCCCAGAATCACGAATTCAAAAAAGCATTCCTCAATACAAGACTTCGGATCCGAATAGCGGGCGAGGATGTTGAGGCATCGGCTATGCAATGGCATCTGGATCGCCACCTGAAAGATGGTTCTGTAGTCCTGTTTGTGCCGGTAGTCGAAGGCGCCATCACTGCCGCTGCTGCGGCATGGATTGCGGTTGCTGTCAGCGTGGCTTCAATTGCGTACTCGGTATACATGTCCCGCAACATGAAAACTAAAACGTCAGCGGAAGCGGCTGAGACAAACACGCTAACGAACAACTCATTTACCAGTGCGGAAAACCGTGTCGGGCAAGGGCGTCCGGTGCCGATACTCCTCGGCGAGATGGAAGTCGGCAGTAACGTAATAAGTCTCGGAATAGACACGTCTAATAATTCCGACTGGGAAGAATCAATCAGCTAAGGTGGCGCTATGTCTTCAGGTGGCGGTAAAACATCAACCCCCAAACTCCTCGACGATAATCTCAAATCAAAGCAATACTATCGCGTGCTGGATTTAATTTCCGAGGGCGAAATATACGGCCCGGTAGATCAGGAGCACCTGTCTTCCTTTAAGCTCAATAAGACGCCTGTCACTGACTCGAACGGTAATGTCAACGTGAACGGAATTAGTGTTGCATGGCGCCCCGGCTCGGAGACTCAGGAGCCAATCAACGGTTTCTCTGCAATCGAAGCGACTACCATTGTTAACACTGAGGTCACTTACGATACCCCGCTGGTACGCACCATAACCGATCAGGACGTTACCCGGGTGCGGTTCAACGTTGGTGTGACCGGTCTGGCTGAGCAGGACACTAAAGGAAATCAGAACAACACCACCGTCACTATGGTGCTGGAGAGTAGAACTGGTGCTTCAGGCTGGGTTATTGAAAAGACCGTGACTATCACCGGGAAGATATCAGGCGAGTATCTTGAGGCCCATCTGATTGATGCTCCTGATGTCAAACCGTTCGATATCCGAGTGCGTCGAATTACGCCGGACAGCACCAGTGATTTGCTGTCAAACGGCACCATCTGGAACAGCTACAGCGAGATCACCGACGATAACCTGAATTATCCGTTCTCCGCTATTGCGGGTGCGGTTATTGACCGTGACCAGTACACCGATACCCCTAGTCGCACATATCATCTTCGCGGCCTGATTGTGGATGTTCCTGACAACTACGATCCGATAGCCAGAACTTACTCTGGGTTGTGGACTGGCGGATTCAAAAAAGCGTGGACTAACAACCCGGCGTGGCTGTTCCGTGAACTGGCGAAGAATACGCGTTTTGGCCTGGCGAAACGTGCCGGTTATATCGATGTAGATGACGGTGCGTTGTACGTCCTCTCACAGTATTGCGATCAGCTTGTTAATGATGGCTACGGCGGGCAGGAACCAAGGATGACGCTGAATGCCTATATTACCGAGCAGGCGAGTGCGCGAGACATTCTAGACAAGATAGCGAGCATGTTTCGAGGTATAGTGCTGTGGGACGGAATGCGACTGTCTGTCATGCTGGACGCGCCACAAGACCCAATTGCGACAATCACGAATGCTAACGTGGTTGATGGCGAGTTCAAGCGCAGCTCCGTGAAGCGTTCAGAGAAATACAATGCCGTTGTTGTGTCCTGGACTGACCCGGATAACGGCTGGGAGCAGGTAAAAGAGTATGTTTCCGACGATGAGATGATCGCCCGCGGGAACTACAACGAAACAACAATTGAAGCATTCGGGTGCACGTCTCGTGGTCAGGCATGGCGCGCTGGGAAATGGCTTCTTGAAACGGCGAAACGGGAAAGCAGCAGACTGTCTTTCCAGATGGCGCGCGATGCTATCCACTTCACGCCAGGTGACATCGTTGAAGTCATGGACAACAACTATGCTGGTGCGCGTCTTGGTGGGCGCATCATGTCGCACGCGGGCAATAAGATTACCGTTGATGCTGTTGATTCGTCTCTGATATCAGAAGGCGACACCATGTCGATCATGGGTAGTGACGGGAAATTCGTTAAGTACGTGATTGCCAGCATTGCCGACAACATCGTGACGCTGAAAACCACACCTGCATGGGTTCGTGACGGGACTGTATTCGCTATCTCTACCAGCAACGTTTCCACCAGACTATTCCGCATCCTGAGCGTTGCAGAGACGGATAACAATTCTGTCTACAGCATCACCGCATCGCAGCATGATCCGAACAAACAGGCCATTGTTGATGAAGGCGCAGTGTTTGAAATCCCCAACGATACGCTGAACGGTTACCGTGTACCGAACGTGGAGAACCTGCGCATCATCAACACCAACTCAGAGACTGTCCAGGTTACGGCCACGTGGGAGACGGCAACCACTACCAAAAAGCTGATGTTTGAAGTGTATGTATACACCGATGACGGGAAAGTGGTTGCGCAATATGAAACAGACCAGTTCCGCTACGAGTTCTTTGGTCTGAACGCCGGCGGATACACGCTTGGCGTTCGCGGTCGCAATGAAAACGGAATGAAAGGCGCTGAGACGCAAATTAGTATGGTCATCGGTGCGCCACCTGCACCATCCAGTGTTATCTGGACGCCAGGCTTGTTCTCTGCTGACCTGGTCCCCGTCATGCGCATTACGGCAACGACAGACACATCGTTTGAGTTCTGGTACTCAGGGCAGAGTCAGATCGTCAATCCTGCAGATATTGAAGACCAGGCGCAATTCCTTGGGCGCTCAAATCAGTGGACGTTGCATGGATTGCAGGCGGATAAGACCTATTACGTGTATGTACGAACCAGAAACGCATTTGGCGTATCAGATTTTGTTGAGGCATCCGGTCAGGCATCTGCAGATATTCCAGGGATGATCGAACTCATAGATGAGCAGATCCGCGAATCAGATGCGTTTAAAAATGTTCAGCAGGGTGTCAACACCAATCTGGACGGTATCATGTCGAACGCGCTGGCGAACCACGGAACCGTTGAGCACCAGTATCAGCAATATGGGGAGGTTCGCGCCGACATCCTTGTTGTGAAAACAACAGTCGCTACTGCCGAGCAGGGGCTCGCCGATCTTTCCACTTACGTACAGGCACAAATAGGCCCTGAAGGAGAGTTAACCTCAGCCGTAAATCAGAAAATGACCGCTGAGGTAAATAGTGATGGGACTGCAAAAGCCTCTTACACACTCAATATGGGGATTGTCAGGAACGGTGTGAAATATAACACCGGATTCGGCATGTCTATCGAGCCATCGGGGAATAGCTATAAATCTACCGTTGTATTTGCCGCGGAACAGTTCGGCATTTATTCCGGTAATAACCCCGGCAACTGGCAGGCTGCATTCTTCGTCTATAACGGACAGGTATTTATTCGTAGCGCATTAATTCAGGAAGCATCTATCGATTTTGCGAAAATTACCGATTCACTTCAGTCTGCAAACTTTATCCCCGGTGGTGGTGGACGCGGATGGAATTTACCAAAATCTGGTAGCCCAGAATTCCATGGGAAACTCTATGCCGACAGCGGTGAATTTGCATTTAACGGAGTGAATAACGTTACTCGCATTGACGGCAATGGGATCACAGTAAATCTCTCAGGAGGTGGTCGTGTTGTTGTTGGACGATGGACATAAGGTGAAATATGCCGGAAGGAATACTGATAGATTATAACGATGGCCGTCCTGCGATGGCGATTACAGCGGGGCTCCGTGCCCCGTCATTCTGCACAAGTTTTGCTGGTTACGGTACGGGGGCAAACCAGTTTCAGGTTAATACTCCATTAACGTCAGGCTCCACAGTTTTTGTTTTACCGACACGTCCGGTTGACGTTCAGGAGTTCGCAGACAATCAGACATGGATAGTTTTACCGATATATATGACATCCGTTACAAGAAACGGAGACAACGGTGTGACTGTTAACGGTACAAACAGGGGAAACTACCAGCGAATACCAAACTGGGCAGGAACTGTATTTGAAATTCTCCCTGCTGCTACTTACAACGAAGGACTTATCGTTTCCAACTCTACTGATTTCACTGCAATTTCGAATCAGGCAAGATTAATGACATGTGCTTATGTTGGCACGGTGACAGTCAACGGCTCGATGGCGCTTCCCGTATCAGGAATACCATTCGGGAAGTGGGATAACAATAATGTGTCTGTAGGATTTGACGGAGCAAATATTATTGTAAGAGACATCAATTACTCAGGACGGGATGATGTTTCCGCATCTGTAACAATGGAACTGGTAATTTTCAATAATACCGCGCCTGTAGCCGGTGATGGCATTACCATGACTAATTCGGCTGGGCAGGTGACGTTTTCAACAGTAAAGCGCCCATTTGTATATGACCAGCAACTAACGATAACAGACAATAATCAATATATAGGTGATAAATATTGTCAGATTGTATTCACTGGCGCACAGTCAAGACGAGTGGATGGATATTTTAATATAAGGAAAAAGGGTGTGGTAATGTCAGGTGGAAACATCCGGTCAGCGTATAACCAGGTTGTTGGTAATTACAATGACAACAGATTTGATATGACATTTAATCAAAATATCAATATGCCAATTCTTGTCCTTCCGGATATGTATTGAGGAAATATTCATGTCAGCAGGAACCTTAACTCTTACCAATGACACCGATGCTGTTACTGGCAGCGGCACAGCGTTTACAACAGAACTTGCTGCCGGTGATTTTATTGTCGTAACTGTCGGCGGCATCCCTTATACACTCCCGGTTAAAACAGTAAATAACAATACATCACTGACGCTGGTTAGTGTTTACACAGGCCCGACACAATCCGGCGCTGCGTGGTCTGCCGTGCCTCGTGTTGCTTTGAACATGGTCACGGCTGCCTTGGTGGCTCAAAGCGCTGAGGCATTGCGAGGACTGAATTACGATAAGCAGAACTGGCAAAGCATTTTTAGTGGAACCGGCAACATAACAGTCAAGTTACCTGATGGTTCTGCGTGGAACGGCCCTGCGTGGAATGGCATTACTACAGAACTAAATAAAAAGGCCAACGCCAGTGATCTCGGTTCTGCTGCTTCGAAAAACACTGGGTTAAATTCCGGTGACATAATGACGGTTGGGTCTTTTGGTATTGGTGCCAAAGATGGTGCCTATGCATTTGAAGTCAATGACTTTGGTGCAGTTCAGGTCGCAATGTCAGGTAGCGGACTCAGGACATATCGAAATAATGGTTTTCTTGACGATGGTGATCAAAGTATTGCGCAATACAGCCCGACCATATGGGTTGGAACCGGGGATACCTGGTCATCATTATCGTTGCCGTATAGCCATGCGGGGAAAATTGCGGTGGCATCAGGTAGTGAGTCTGCGGGCCGTATGGTAGTGAGGTTGCTATGGGATAATAGCAACACTGTCGTTGATGGTAATGGATTTATTAAACAGGCATCGCCGGTTGTCAGAATTTTCTCTGATGGAGGTTATGAAACGAATGATGAATCAGAAGGTGTGGTCGTAACCAGGATACAGACTGGCGAGTACCTTATCGAGGGGTGCACTGGCCTTAATGCAGATGCAGCATGGGGAGGGATCGATGGAGGTTTTGAAATTCCGGTAGACAGAAACAAGCAACCCCGCATCTGGCTGGACTACAAAGTCAATGCTGATGGCTCGATACTGGTCAGAACGTTTCACCGGGTTCATCCCTCCGCGCCTACTTTTGCTCAGAACAGAATAGGGAATACTGATAATGACGGCGTGTTCACTGAGACTGTGGCGGACGGTGAGCCAGTCGATATTCCGGCCGATTCATTTGTGTCTGTACGTGTGGAAATGCCGGAAGACAGCATCTGGAATAAGAAACAAGAGGCTACTCGTATCGCTATGGAGGAAGCCAGGATGAAAGAAGGGCGGACAGATGGTAATAATGTGTAACGATTATTTATGATGTGGCGCTGTCGACGCTGTACAGAAAGTTCCCTGCTTCATAATTTGCTTTGGTGGTATTACGTCACCTTCTCATCAAGCCAGTCCGCCCAAAATTGCATCATTTCTCTGCGGGTAGCCAGATATGCAGCATGGTTGTAAACTGAGCGCGTCCCGCCGCTTACGTGTGCCAGCTGCATCTCTATTGCGTCGCTGTTCCAGTGCTTCTCGTTGAGTACCGTGCTGAATTGATGTCTGAAACCGTGTCCGCATGTCTGCCCTTCATATCCTATGCCGCGGATTACACCAAGGACGGCATTTTCGCTGATTGGCTTCTTCCTGTCATTCCTTCCCGGGAAGCAAAGTTCGTACTGTCCGGTAATTTGTTGCAGGAATTTGAAAAGCGCTGTAACTTGCTCTGACATTGGAACGACATGCAGTTTTCTTCCTTTCATTACTTCAGGGTCAACGGTGATCAGCCTGTTTTCAAAGTCAATTCCTGACCATACCAACGAACGTAACTCCACTGTTCGCATTGCTGTATAGTGAAGAACTTGAGCAGCAATCTTACCTATAACCCAGCCTCCATACCCATTCAGCGCCCTCTGGAATTCGTGAATGCGATGCATAGGTAGGAAAGGGTAGTTGTTTTTTCTGTAACCCTTCATTGCCCCAACAAGGTCTGGAGCCGGATTATATTTAGCTCTTCCGGTTACTATTGCGTAGCTGAAAACCTCGCCACACCTGCGACGAGCCTTATCAGCCCGTTCCATCGCCCCTCTGTCCTCAAATAGCCTGATCACCTTCAGTAGCATCATCGGCTCCACCTCTTCCATTCTCAGATGTCCGATGAGCGGCAATATATCGTCAGTGAACATGTTCATCATTTCGTCAGCATATCCTTTCGACCATACCTTCGATTTATGAGCATGCCACTCCCTGAAGATATCACCGAACGAATCAGCTACTTCTTCCTTTTCCTTCTTCTTTATAGCCTGTTTCTGTTCTGATGGGTCCACGCCAGCAAGCAGCTTCATTTTCGCGTCAGATTGTTTTGCCCTGGCTTCGGTAAGCGAGATTTGCGGATAGGGACCGATGACTAGCGTCTTTTCCTTTCCTTCGAACCGGTAGCGCAT